TGCCAGTGATTAGCTCATTGATATACCCATCCATGTGATGAGCAATTGCACGTCCGGTCAGTGTGGTACTCTGCCCGATGCGCTTGTCAAAGAATCTGCAATGTGGGTTAAGAATAGCACCGTATAGGCTGTTCAAGTTAATCTTCTTGACCAGTTGACGTTTGTCCCAAAACTCTTGTTGCCCCTTGTCAGTGGCTTCGTTGAGTTTGGCCTGCAGTTCTTTACGTTCCCGATACCAACGTGCCAGTAACCCTGGGATAACACCCTCTTTTTCATAGGTAAAGATTGTTCCATTGGCACTGAGAATCCAGGGTTGATTGCTGTCAAAAATTAATTTCCAAATTTCAGCACCGCTGTGTACACTCTCATTGCCGTCTTGCCAATCAATGGTAATCTCTGAGCCACGTTGTTGTTCCATTACAGAAGTATATTCCAAACTACCAAACAAACCCTCCCAGGCAGCGGCAAAACTCATGCCATTTGCTTGGCGCTCCTTGATGTATTTGTCTGTGGCACTTGGCCGGAGTTGTCCGATAATGGTTTCTGGGGCCATGTTAAGAGCACGGATAGCTGACGGGTAGAGCGAGTTAATGTCAACTGATCCAATCCATTCTGTGATACCTTTTTTGGGGTAAGCAACATAGGCACCTGCGGCTTGCGTGTCTTCATCATTGAGTCTTTCTTGACGGTTAGGAACTACTAATCCACGTTCGTGGGCTTCATTGATAATTGCCTGCTCTGTAACTGCTACAGCACCCATTGTGGTTTGTAGTAACACAGTGTTGGCGTGTGCTAGTTCACTGGCTAAATCCAAGAACCTGAGCTTCTTGTCGAGCTTGGCCAACAATAGTGTATCTTGTCGGTTGTACTCAATAAATGTTTTGAAGTTTTGATTGTACAATTGATCCAACGTACCTTCAAAGGCAGTTTTTCTTTCATCTAGTTCGTACTCGCCAATGGCATCCAGACTGTAACTGTGTCTTTCTTCATATGTGTACTTTCTATAAAGTTGCATGTAGTCTAAGTGCACACGACCAATCAAATCGTAGGTTTCATTCTCAGCACCAAAGCGTTCAAATATACGTTTTTTAGGCAATTGTCCCCAGAGACAAAACTTACGAGTATCATCCTTGCTTAACACTCTTGTGATCCTGTTAACTGTGTAAGGAATATCATAGCCCTCACTGTTCCACCCACTGAGAACATCTGCGTCATCTATTAGATCAAGGAAAGTCTTGAGCATGTCAGCTTCGTTGTCAAACAACATTGTGTTTTCAAAGTCAGCAACTAGCTCTTGTGCAGTCTCCTGGCTTAAATGCTTGGGAGGAATAGCCAGGGTTACTAACTGATCAATCCAGTTTAGATAAACAGATATTGCAGTAATTTTATTAAACGGGTCAGACGGTGGACTGAATCCTTTTTCTGGATCAAAATCCACCTCAATGTCAAAAAATGCTGTTTGTAGTTTGGGAGCATCCTTGCCAGCAAAGTTTTCTGCTAGACAACGAAATACTGGGTTAATGTCGCTTTCGTATATTTTTTTATTGCTATGTACTCGAACTTCCTTGCGGAACTCTTTGTTGTTCCGAGTACTAAATCTACTAACTGGATTACCATAGATACTACGAAATTTTCCTCGGGCATCGTCGTAATAAAATATGTAATTTGCTGGATACTCTCGGTATTCTCTTAGACCGTTAATACGTTCAACAACGTGGATTCGATCGTGTTCACGATCATATAATGCGTCTACATAGCTCATGTATTAAGTGTGTCCAATTTTTTCTTAGCGTTAGCAATTGTTATTATAAGGTCTTCACCCCAAGATTCATACCATTTAGACAAGATGTGTTGGTTATGCTTGGCAGCAGTGGCCAGCCTGGGAAAAATATTTTCTGTATTTAGATCATACATTTTTTTACAAACTGCTAATATTTCAACCTGTCGATCTACAAGATTTTCCATTGTGTCGTAGCTATGATCAACTACATCGTCGAGTACGTCAAATCCCATGTCTCTTAGATATTGGACTGCTCCTTGTACGGAAAACAACAACCAGGGGCGTGGGAGTTGCAGACACCGAAAAATCTTTTCACTAAAGGATATTACATGGTTATCATGCACGTATGTTTCCAAACAGACAGTAACTCTACTCTGCATGATTTGATCGGCAATGTTACCAGTTTCAATAAAGTTCTTGAAAGGTATTTGTTTGCGTAATACTTGATGTTCTTCGGAAAAAACTTCAAAGTGTTCACGGTAGTGGTGATCAAATGCTTCAACTTGAGTCAACCCTTTTAAATAAGGTATCCTTGCCAAACTCATGTTAAAACTAACATATCCATCGTCGATCATGCCTTGACGATGCAAAGCATATAGCCAACTTTGTCTAAATGCATCTGTGCGATTAATTAAACAATTGAATTGTCGTTTAATTACTTGATCTTTAATAACATAAGGGATATGCCACATACCATAAAAACTACTATTAGTCAATTCGTATAAGTTGGGGTCTATATCAACATCAACCAACGGCGAACTTATAATAATAACTTCTTTTCCGTAATTGGGAGAGTTGATAAATTCCTGATACTTAAACGCATCAATGAGTTCTCTTTTGAGTTGTGGATCTGCCAGTTTAATCAAATCATGACTAAGGTCGCGGCGATCGATATCTCGCACACGGTCAATAAAAAAGGAATTAAACGTTTGATCTTTGAGTGTTGGATCCATCAATTAATCTAGATGGGTATTAAAGTGTTTTGCCTACTGCGGTAAGAATATTTTCCAACAACTCTTGTTCTTGTTGTGTTTTACCAAATTCGGCCTTGTGTGCAACTCGGATGGCTTTTTTAAGCACACTGGGTTTGACTTCAAGTTCTTCGGCAATGGCTTTAATGGTATCACTGAGTCCAGCATTCAATGTTTCAACCTCGTGCATGACCTGCATGCCTTCGTTGATGAGTTGAGTGAGTTTGAGTTTTTGCTCGCCGTTAAAAGTTTTATTTTCCATGTATAGTGCTCCTAAAGTGTAATAATATACTGATATCAGACGATTGTCAATGGTGTAAACCGCCAAACGTCATGACGTCGGTTAAGTGTGCTAGTTTGGTAGATGATTTTAAAAATTTATCATAGTTGATATTTTTTGGATCTGCCACGTCTAGCAACAAAAATTCCCTGTGATCTTGTAAGTGGCCCCAAGGCAAAATCCTTCCGTACTCAACCACATCAGCAGAATACTGTTTGCTTAAATTATAAAAATCCAACATTTGATGATAGTTGTCAGCCTGCACTACCATTCGAGTATGCAATTGCATGCCGGTTTCTTTTTTCTGTGCTTGTAAAAAACTGAGATTTTCTAATAGATCTTCCCAAATGCCACCACGACGTAGTTGTTCATACACAGGTTTGGTAGAAGCATCAATTGTAATAGTAACTTTTTTTACTGGTATGTTATTGAGACGGTGCCATCTTGCCTTTGACAATAGTCCATTGGTTTGTATTTTTAATGCTACATTTGGAAAGTCATTCTTGTTGATAGAATTAATAAAACTCAACATCATTGGGCTGGCAAACACTTCCCCCGATGTGCTTAACATGATGTTAATTTCCTGATCCGTGGGGTGTGAAAACAAGTTGCGGGCCAGTGTGTTTCCCACGGTTATCATGTCCGCAAGGTCTTCATCAGCTGTGTTTATAATCTTTGTTCGGCAACTTGGACAACTAAGATTACAGGTCAAATCCCCGGCTAGTGTTATTTCTTTGGGTAGTTGGTTGCTAGTAATTATATGCTGTACAGTATCAACATCATTTAATTGATTGCTGTGCATAATCCCGCAAGTCTGCTCATTACAAAACTCGTAATCTCCATTGATGATGGATTCTTTGATCTGTGTTGAGTACGCATTGTTAACAATATTGGTCAATGAGTCTTCTAATATGTTGCCAACAATACTGGGCATCCAAGCGGAACAACTGCACAATCTAACATTACCAAAAAAATCTATTTCGGCAGACACAAACGGACTCAGACAAATTTTGCCCAATAATGATTTTTTTGGAAAACGCACAAGCTCGCCCTGAGCTTTGTAGTCGGGGTAAATGGAAAATACTTTCATTTGCCTAAGGCAAATTCGCTACCTTCTTCACTGGCTTCTCCGCCAAAGTCATGTGCAATCTCTTTAATTCTAGACCATATATTTCTTGGTGCAGTCATTGAATCATCGCTCCAATCAATCACATGACCAAAGCGATCCATCACAGCATCATAAGCACGCTCGCCGTCGATACTAAACTTAACCATGTCGTTGGCAGTTTCTTGTATACCTTCACCGTAAGTGCCAGTTCTCTTCTGTGGTTCTTCGGGCTCGTCAAAGTTGTCAAGATTGGGTGCCGCGCCCAGGTGTCTAAAATCAACATCAACTGCATCTGCTGTGTTGTACTGGGAAGCAGGTTGTGGAGTCATGGCTGGTAAAATAGTCTGCTGACCCTGGGGTATCTGTAACATAGTTGGACTTTGCACTGCTGTGGATGGACTTTGCACTGCTGTGGATGGGTCGGGTAATGATATGCTAGGTGTTGAAATACTAGGTATTGAAACATCAGCTGGCACCTTGTTGCCTATGGTGGGACGAGGTCTTGCCATGGGAGGCATTCTAGCAGGTTCAACCGCTGGGGCAACAGGAGTAACTGTGGATTTCTTAGGTGCCGGTGTGGGTTCAGTTTTGGCAGGTGCAGTTGCTCCAGGAACTTTGGATATTTGTCGTTCTAAACTGCGAATAGCACGTTGCTGATCGTTGTTGACACTGTCAGCTTTTTTCAGCATGTCCATTTGACGTTGATTGTCTGCTTCAATGTCGGCTAGTTTTTGCTGTGTTTTTTCCTGCGACTTTAAATCTTGTTTGACCAATGCACCAATGTCACTGCTGGCAGTGGGTGTGGCTGCCCGGGCTCGTTGTAGTGCACGTTGAACATCTACATCACGTGCCCCAGCTGAGCTCAGGTCATCGTTAGGTCTTTTTTTTTCTGTCAGATCCAACTCTTGCTGTCCAGGTGTTGGAATTCCCGAGTTTGGTAAGTTGGCTTTTTCCAGCAATGCCACTAATTTTTCTAAACGACTCATTGTCTCATAGATAAAATACCATTTGCTGTTGTCGTCGGGCAATGCTTTGTAATAGCCCAATAGGTATCTAATCATGCCACGATCAAGTCTGTACTCACCGCTTTTACCAAATGTAAGCACTACATTGGGACGATTTTCTCTCCAAGCTCTTGAAATCAATTCTGTGTTAATTGTGCCTAGTTTCTTAGATCCTTCGGCACCAAACCCTGTTTCGGCTCCGGGGCCAGGGCCGGGACCTTCTTCTTTGACTGCAGGAGAATTCGCTGTGCCAATGTAGTGATGATCGTGTACCTTATAACCTTTTTTGCGATGGTGCGCAATGGCTCGGTTAATAGCCTGCTCTTGATTGCCACCTGTGACACGCACGGTCTTTTGTACGGTTTCACCACGCTTGCTGACCATGGGGTGGTTGGGATCAGTGACAGTTAATCCGATTCGGTGGACAACATCTTTGCTTTCATTTAACTCTAAATCACTGTGATTAAACGCAATATAGCTGTCGCCATGCTCGTCGCCTGCACGTATTAAAAACACACCTGCATCGTCGTCACCAGATTCATCTTGGCCAATTTCCCAACCCATTGCAGCCAGAGTTTTTTGTGCTCGGGCCATTTGTTGTTCTGTACCATTCCACCATTGTGCGGCTAACTGGCGCAGTATAGCTTCTTCGTCGGGTTCACGATCATCACCACCAGGTGGAGCAAATTCATTGAGTCCCGTGCGTTTTAAATCACGTGTAAGTACATCTTGAGTAACACCGCCCATGCCCTTTGCAATTGTAATGCGAGAATGTTTACGATCTTTTGATTGTGCAAGAATCTTTGCTTTTTGTCCAAGGTATGTTACAGTGTCACCTACTTGAATTGGTTTAACTGTTTCCCCACCAATGTTGACCGGCTTATCACCTGCAAAGTTACCCTGGTCGCCCCAAGGATCATCCAAGCCTTCTTCCAGACCTGGTGCATCAATTCTACACTTGATACCACGTGCCTGGAATTCTTTAACCACTTTCTGTGCTATGCTTAGTGGCTTGGTTGTGACTACGGCACCACCATTTTTTGCAATTTCCCACCCTTTAAGTTCAGCCGGGCTTGACGGCACGCCTTGTGTGTTGTGCGATGACCCAGGTGGATATTCTCTGGGCAATACGTCTTCCAGTGCTTGTACTACCTTGTTGAATGTGAAGTCCTGGGGCATACGGCCAAAGATTATAACATCCACATCCTTTTCTCGTTCCAGGCCAGGATCTTGTGCTGTTGCCTGTGGAGTCACAAATTCATTCAACGAGCCTTCCGCCACACCTTGCTGTTGTGCTTTTAATTCACGAATAGCCTGATTTAATATACTTAATCTTACGTTTCTTGTATCGTCGGCATTCCAAGTTAAATCTTCAATTCTTTTTCTAACGCCTTCTCTGTCATAATAAGCAAAATGAAAGTGACCGCCCCATTCTTCAATGGTAGCACCATAATGTTTTAATATCTTTAGAGCATCAGGTAGTGGGATCCACTCTGTTTTTCTAAAACGGCTGTCTATCTTTTCCGCCAGACCTTCGTTTGATTTTTTCTTGGTGTTGACATTGATGGCTGGACCGCTACGCTCAGCATTGGGATCTTCTCTACGCTTACGAGCTGCCGCACTAGCACGACCCTTCTTACCTAGGCTGTGAGCTTTACTTTGCGGCAAACACTTGGGCTTGCCCTCACTGTCATCACCTCTGGCACAGTCTCCTTTGATTTTGCCATCAGGACCAAATCTCACCCACTTGTCACTGAACCATTTTTTTAAGTTTTCATCCAGCTGATCATATTCTTCTTGTGTGATGCTTTCATTGGAATTGCCCCAGTTGGCGGCACCTTTTTTACGACACTGCACCAAGGCTCCGGATGCATAGGCACTGGGCCATACTTTGTAGCGGCTCTTGACTTTGTGATAACAGGCATCTTGTTTTTCGTGTAAATGTGATTCTGCAACCATTCGTTCACCACAACCTGGGCATTCACCTTTGCGGATGTAAGTTTCTAGACTTTCGTTTTTGTTTTTGACACAGTTGGGATAGCGTTTACCAAACATGGTCTTCATGCCTTCTTTATGATAACCTTTCCAACAAGCTTCGTCTAGACTTTGTTGTGAATGATCACCGTGTGTTTCACACATACCACAGTCTTCGCACACCATTTCCATCTCCGTGCTTTCGTTGTGCTTCTTCTTGCCTGCACAGTGAGCCCGTTGACTAAAGCCTCGGGGGTGACTGCAATTGATACTAGATTTGTATTTTTGACTCCACTCTTCCTTGACAGTGTTCAATTGACCGGTGGGCCATTTAACTTGTACTGTTTTGTTTGGGTACTTGGCAGCAATTGTTTTTGCCACAGCAAATGCTTTGTTGCTTGTGAACTCTTTCCAGGGTCGGCCATCAATTACAACAGCAAACATGCCTTCGGGTTCACCTTCGCCACTTAAATCACGCTGTGGTTTTGCAAAGCCTGTGCGATTTGCGTGATAGTTGTTGTGCGCTTCGTCAAGAACTTGTCCTTGTTCTGTATCTAAATCAAACACTCCAAAACTGCGATCCATGCCAGGAACTTCGGCTGACACTTGGTTGTCCCGGCCTAGAAATTTAATCTTTCCTGCATGTTCTGGATAGGCTTGTAACACCTGTTGCTTCCAAGCATCCAGTGCTTGAAAACCGCTGTCGTTTGATTCAAAAAGATTTAACAAATTCATTTTATTCTTCTTCTAAGTAGTCTTGATTGATTGGCATTGCCATGGGTGCCATGCCACCACTAGTGGTGTTTTCTGCGGCAACAGGTTCAACAACTTCGTTTTGCACACGTCTGCGATTGCAGTACATTTCGCAGGCCATCACAGCATGATCCAATGTGTCAAACCGGGCGGCCATTGGCTTCTCACGCACTGTGATACGGAACCCATCATCTTCGTTGCCGTGTATTTTAAATTCGTGCCCGTCATCACTGGTAATTGTTTTAACTGCCGGTCCAATGACATCACCAGACTGCCTGGGTTCTTGTTTGTTGGGTAAGTCGCTGTCGCCTTTGACTTCGTCTTCAATACTTTTCAAATAGTCATTGAGACCTTTTTTAACTTTGCTGAGCAAGTCTTCTTGCACTTCTTCGCTTTCACCACCAACAAAATATTTCTTTGCTGGATGTTCAGGATCTTTTTTAGCACCAAGTACGGTGCTGATATCACGAGGTTTGAACAATGCCGGCAATTGTGGAACACTCTTTTGTTGAGCATTCAACCCTTGCTTGACACCCACGGGTGTTATTTTGCCTTCGACGATTTTTAGTCGTTCGATAATGTCATGGATGTCATTGCTCATTTTATGCTCTTGCGTCCTTTAAGAAACTCTTTAGCTGCCACATGTACTTGCCGTGTGAATCTTGACGTTCTGCCATAAAGTTGGCAATGTCTTCACGCTTTTCAGCTTGTGCGGCTTCAAACACTTGCATGACCAAATCTTTCATGGTCTGCGTGTCTGCCAATAATTCTTCTAACATGAGACGAGCACGTGGAACTTTTGTTTGTGCTGGTATACTTGACAACTCATTAAATCGTTCAAAACTACCTGGGGCATATTCATCAAGGGTACGAATGTATTCTGCAATCTTGTCCACGGCACCGTAGGCATCACCGTAAATTTCGGCAAAAAATTCATGCAGTTGACCAAAGTCTGGGCCTTCTACGTTCCAATGGAACATTTGTGCTTTTAAATAATAAGCAAAATTGCTGGCCAACAACTGTTTTAATAAATCACTTAGCATTCTTTTTACCTTTGTTTTGTTTTATTCTTTTCGGAGTGTTTGGAAAAGGATCGTTAGTATATTTACCAGAAAAGAAACTATCCCCAGATCTTGTTTGCATCTCGCCCACGGGCATGGCCACAGTGGCTATGCTGCCAGACACTGTGTTTTCCATTATTTCTTTTATTCTCATTATAGTATCCTTAAAATATCATCGCCTTTGATTCTGCCTGGCCCTTGAACGACCCGCATGTTAGTTATTGATAACACAGCACGATGCGGTTGAACAAGTTCGTATTTTATACGATATTTGCCAGGTACTGCTTCAATCTGGATTAGTTCCTCCAAGAAGTATCCACGCCATTTCCAATTTCTTTCTGTAAATATCTCGTTGTTAACATAGACTCGATATGAAGGGGATGATGCTCCCGACCAGTCCACATGGACATTACAAGCTACCTGTACAAACTGTTTTTTCATGCTATATTTATTTTAAAAAATATAGTGGTTAACTCATGCGAAGTTCTTGAACGTTGGATATTAATGAAGTTTTGCCGTACTGCTGGCGGATGAGTTTTCTTGCCATGTCAGCATTTTTGGCAGCAACAGTGATGTCTACCAAGCTAGAATAGCCAGGTTGCTTGATACGCACCTTGGCCTTGAATATCTTAAATTTGGGGATTATTTCTCTAGCTCGCATAATGTATTTATTTTAAATACTTAGACAGTGCGTCTACAAAAAATTCTGCTGTTTTAACTCCATAATGCGCACCATCTCTTCCAAGATCAAATTTGGGGAAAATATCAATCACAGCATTGGTGGTAGTAAGTTTGTTAAAAAATAAATCTTGTTTCTGCGCTGGCAAAAACTCTGGAACAAAACTGTGTATTATTTTAGTATTGGTAGCACATTGGTCCACCATCGATATACAATTAATAGTGTTATCTATGTCTTGTTCAACTGTGGCTTCTGGCAAAAAATGTATTAGTCTATTGTCGTCTGCAACATTCTGCCAGGTCTGGTCAGGATTTGATTTAATCTCACTTTGAATGTTATCTGGCAATAAGTCAAAATCACACAGTCTAGGACAACTTGGCCAGCTGTTGTCCTTGATGCTATTATAAAATTTCTGCCAAAATTGTTCCTTAACTGTTAGCACATCTTCTTCCCGACGATTGATAAAACTCCATTGCAATATTAACATGTTTGGTTGTATAACATTTAGTAGCTCTGTGGCTTTACGTGCAATCCAATTATTGCTGGCGCCATCCATGCTAACATTTATGGTTTTTAAGTTAGATTTTTTTTCAAGCAAATATGGCCAGATATGTGTTCTAGGATTACCAACACCAACAGTATAACTGTCGCCAATACACCATACAGCATTGTGCAAATCATTGGGCCATTCTTCATCACGGAATCCACGACTATTGTATTGATATATTATTTCATGTGGATATTGTTTAAAATGCTGTTTATCCAGGCAATGGTCAAGTTCATCTATACCACTATAGTAATAGAAGGAATTAATTTTTGAAGGTATTGTGAAAGACTTCATCTAACGGAGGCAAGTTTTAACTTGTGTAATAGTACAATATACATCCAGCCTATGTCAAACTCCCACCAACGACGACTCAGTCGAGGGTTAGCAGGATCCAAATGATGGTTATTATGCAGGCATTCGCCACCAACAACAATGTCCCAAGGAACAATATTTCTACTTTTATCTTTAGTTTCTCCATTACGATACCCCCACCAATGTCCTACACCGTTGATAACACCAGCGGCCCAGAATGGAATCCATATCATTTGTATACCCCAAACTACAAAACCCCACCAACCAAATAGTGCCAAGTCTATTAGTAACATAAGCATGATACCTAGTTTGCTGTGTTTGGAGTATATGTTTTGCTCCATCCAGTCGTTGGGTGTGCCTTGCCCGTATGTGGCAACCATGGCAGAGTCTTTGCTGGCTGAGTGATATAGCCCAGCACCTCGAAACAGCACACGCCAAATGCCATATACATGTGGGCTATGCGGGTCGCCTTCCGCTTCTGTGAATCTGTGATGTTTGCGGTGCACAGCCACCCATTGCTTGGTGACCATGCCAGTAGTAAGCCATAGCCAGGCTCGCATGAAATGTGCAACCACAGTATGGAATTCAACACCCCGATGTGCTTGGCTACGATGCAAATATAGTGTGACACAGGCTATTGTGATATGCGTCATCACCAACGTTGCTATTATTGTTGTCATTATTTTAAGCTAATCCAATCTTGCCTGGCGCCATTGGGCCCGATTCCACACGTTCACCACCATCAAAGTAACGTATTTCAATGGGCATGTCCTGCCAATTTAATCTGTAGGCGGCCATGATGCGATGGTTGCCTTCGTTGACCCAAGCTTCACCATTGTAGGCCACCATGATGTAGGGCAAGTATTCATCGTCGGGACTGCTACCCATTGGCGGCAACTTGCCAGTCTTTTCCATGTAGTCCATTAACCATGCTAGGTCATCTCGACGCACATTACGTTGTTCATCGCGCATGCCAGGCAGTGAAGCTAATCGCATTACACGCACTCTGGGTGGTGCGCCACGCACACTGGCTGTTGTACTGCCCATGTAAGGAACACCGTAGCTGTTGCGACCTTTGCTTTGAGCATAATCTATTTTGTCTTGCAACCATTCTTCGTTGGGCACATCTACGCTTAGTTTTGATTCAACTTTGTTGTTCTCAGACAACGAGCCTGGCGCTTGTCCACCAACCAATTTAATTAGATAACCTTGTTTAAAATAAGTGGGATGGTACATCACCACGTTAAACGTGCCATCATCATTCCACAATATCTTTACATCGCCGCCAGCGTCTACAATTTTACTTTTTATATCTAACACTGCTTGTTTATTTTTGTTGGGACCGTACATGGCATCGCCAAGAGCCTGAGCCAACTGCAATAGATAAGATTTCTTATCATTGTCATCGGCGGCACCAGGTGCAAATTCTGCCACACCTTGCTTCTTATAGTAGAAACTATGAACATCTGTTTCTGGATCATACTTGACAACTAAATCACCAACAGTAAATTCGTCACCGTGTTCTTCAACCATGTTAGCAAAGTTATTAACATCACCAAAAATATGTTCAATAACATCATCTTCTGTGCAATTACCTTGATATGATAGATTGGAATCGGAGCCTTCCGCCACACCCTGTGCAAGAGCTTCTCTGGCCTGACGTTCATTTTCTACCTTGAATTTTTGCAGGGCTTGATTATCATTGATTTGACCACGGTCCAATTGTTGCCAAATTGACAAGTCAAATTTTAGAATTTTTCGTTGTACTGCTTGTGCAAAACTAATTTCATCATTGCCTCGGCCTTGCCAATCAGGTTTCTTGCCCCACACAACTGATATAGAGCGGTCAGTGTTTGGGACGTTGATACGCATACGCTCACCATAAAACACATAAGTAAGTCCTTGCCAAGTAAAGTAAAGATCTCCATTAACTGTTGTGCCCGTAGACCAGCCATGCTTTTTTTGCAAAGCACTGACTGCAGCCGGATCTGCGTTTTCTATAATGAATTCTTGTGCTCTCATTTGTTCACCCAAACATTATGTTACTGGTCCACCTTCTACCCAGGCATCACAGGTTCGTTTGGCAGCACATTTAAATTTCAAAAACTTACAATATCCCAATTGTCCAGCATCTATTGTATTGTGTGGATCTGATCCTGGTTCTTCGCCAATACCTTTTGCAATACAATCTTGCATGGATTCAGAGACATCAAAGGCTGCACAATTGCCACAGCGATTTTGTTTTACTGATTCAATGTTGTCGGTGTTCCATTTGTCTGCAAGTTCTTGCCAGTATTCTTCGTTGGGCTCGTTAGGGTTCAACGGACCGTAGTGATATTCGTCAATGGCCTTTTGACGATTCTTTAGATTAAGCTCGATGCTTTGTGTAGCAGGCGGGCAGCCTTTTTCCATAGCTTCTAATAAATTAATAAAGTTTCTCATTTTTTCTTTCCTGATTTCATATTGGCACACCAGTGTGCCATGCGTTGCCGTTCACCAGAACTGTTGGCAGCAATGCTACGCAGTTTGCTCACAGGTTGTTTGCAGTTCACTCCCACACGCTTGGCAAGTCCTTTGCGGCCGGGCTTCTTGCCATCAGCAAAGTTTTCACTCATAATCCAGGTGTCAGGAACTTCGTGATATTTGTCTACCCACATGTCATGTAACTTTTGTCCGCTGATGCTGTGAGTTTTTGCAATACGTGTCATGATCTTGTCAATGCTGTCGTACACTTGATCATCTGTGGCAGACTGTAATCGTTGTTTGCGGGCTATCAATGCTGCCTTGAGTTCTTCCACTGCTTGATTATCTTTGCTGTGGTCCATATTTTCCGCCACACCTTGTTCTTCTTTAACAGAACCAATATTTTGTGTTTTAAGAACTGCTCCTTGATAGCGTAGTTCTAAGTTAGAAAAGTTAATATCTCGTTTTTCTAAAAATTCAGTTATAAACTCTTCTGCCTGATGTAACTGCGATTTAGCATCACCTTTGAATCTGCCAGTTAAATTAAATTCTTTAGATTCTCCGTTAATATTAACAATTGCAATTAATTTATTTGGATCAGTTTGATTGTCAGCACGAGCACCACCTGCTGCCGAAATTCCAGCAGCCATTGCTCCAGCACCTTTAAGGAAACCTCTACGACTCATGTCTTCCGCTATTGGTGTTATTCTACTCAATTCGTACATGACTTTGTTGCCGGTTTCTGCACGGAACGCACGGAAGCCCAAAGCCCTTGCATAACGCTGAACCAAACTGTCATACAGTCTTGCCCTGGTCATTGCTTTCCTTTGATTCTCGTCTGGTTTAACTTCTTTTGAGGCTGAGAAATATATTTTATTGGGCTTGTATTTTCCTTTTGCACCAGGCACCCGGTCAGAAACAAATGTTTCAACAGCACTTAACACCGTGGCAAACACACGCTGTTGATCACCCTCACCTGTCTTTTCTTGACTGTTGTTTCTAAAGAACTCAACACTCCAGGCTTCCTCTTTTGTCTCTTGTTTAAATCCCTTGTTAAACATAATGCTTAGAAAAGTTCCGTCATCTAATCGTGCTATTGCGTCTACATCACCGTAGTCACCCTTTTCCCATCGAAGTATTTTATAGGGGTGGTCTAATGATTCTGTGATAAATTCTTGTGATCGCATATTAACTCTTGGGTTGCATTAATTGTACAATAGCGGCATACTTGTCATGTCTATCCTGTAGACCTTTAAGACCACTGTTGATGGGTTTGGTAACAGCCTCAGTATCGTTAAAGTTACTTACCTTGGGCGCCACACGATTCTGCCAAAACCATACTGCTACTTTGGCAGCTACATCTGGACGTTCAACAAGTTCTGGACGTTGTTCTAACGGCAACCCCAATGCTTGTCCAGCACGTCGGTAATTTTCACGCCCAGTAAGTTGTATATAACCCCGACCGTGATAACGAGCACCATCGCCAGCTTGATTGTTGCCTAGTATCTTTGCTTTGCGTGGATTGTGCTTGGGGTCGTATTTTTTAAAATCCAATGACCCACCAAATTCTTTTAGACTAGAGAAGTTAGCAGTTTCATGAGCGCATTGTGCTACAAACTGCGCCAGTTCTTTGCCACGCATACCAGCGGCACGTGCTGTTTGTATTAGTATTTTTGCTTCGGGGCGCAGGATAGTCTGTGTCATTGCTTGTACATTGGGTGCTGATTGTTGTACAGCAGGTTGTACTTTTGCGGCAGGCGCAGTGGTGGGCCCGGGCTTGGCTTGTACCCCACCCAGGGCGGCAGCGCCAATGGCAGCACCGGCGGCCCAGTCTCGCCACCCTTCATCAATGTCGGTGTCTAGTAGTTTGTTTTCAATGATTGAAAATTCAACGGCCCGCATAACGATACTTTACAATGTAGGCCTTGTCTCTAGCAAGGTAAACATCATAGCTGCCAATGCCACGTTCACCAAACTGTGCTTGTGGAACTCGGATTTTGATTGCACCTATGGGCATATTCATCATGGTGTCGGGATGAGATAATACCACACCTTGATAGGGCTTGCCTTCGTATTTGACAATGATGTCTTCGCCATTGCGAACAACTTCGGCTTGTGGTTGTTGTACACGGATCTCAGGTTGATCGCCAGGCATGATTCCTTGTGCATTTGCGCCCAATGCACCCAGTGCCATTGCACCAGCCGCTGCCGCCTTCTTAAGATTAAATTCTTCTAAAGTGGACATTGTAGTAAATTCATCGGCTCTCATTTTTGTTATCCTGTAAAAAGTATTAGTAAACTTTACTTATTCCGCATTGATCTATAGGATCTTTGCTTGGTTAGTGGAACATCAAGTAACTGTCAATTACATCCCGGCGGTTTGCGGCACGATCACCAGCACCAGGTTGTACAATAACGTTCCATTTTGGGTCAGGACCAATGGGCATTTTTAACATTTGATCGTAGGTAATAATAGTTTCTGGATCAACTTTGTATGTTTTTGCCAGTCTATCCTTGAACATTTCTAAGTTTGCTGGACTAGCAAATTGTGTACGCCCTTTGGCATCTTTGATCAAACTGTTACCTTTGCGGGCAATTAGATCAAAGAACATGTCCTTGGGCACAGTCACACCTTGCTTAACAACATTACCTTGGCCACGGTGTAATTCCACTTTCTTTTCTTCGCCGCGCTTGCTGCCTGAACTAAAGTTTATTATAAAGTTAGCGGGAGTTTTTCCTGTTGCAACGTCTCCCATTTTTGTGTAGGCATAAAACTGCACGTCTGGATTGGACCTTGCAACATCATAGGCCAGGTCAAGATATTCTTTAGAAAAGAAGTCACCAGCATCGTGCCAACGAACAACTAACTGTACACCTGCCTTGTCTGTTTTTGCTTTGATTGTTTTAATTTCTTCGTTGACTCTGGCATTATACCCAACTGGATCGTTGACCAGGAAGTTGAGTGCTTGTGCCGCACTCATGCTTGATGCTGGGAACATAACATACCCGCCCTTGCGAGCATAGCAGAACAATTGGCAAGATCCTGCGCCAGGGCAAGTTGCAATTTCTACAAAGTCGCCAGATCCTTCATCAACAACAATACCACTCAGTGCTGGCAATGTCAAGTCATAGATGATTTCGCCTTCAGTTTTACTTTTTTCCATTTTGGCATTGGTGCCAAGAATGGCTCTTGGGCGAGTAGTAATTTGTTTGGCCAAGTCGTCCAAGTCCCACTCAGTATTGGTATCATCTTTGGTAATAGCTTTGATGTTGCTGGCATGAATGATGGGTGAAAATTTATCACGCTTAGTCTTGGTTCCAGTCTTGATACGATTGGCATAACCTTGTAACTCATCACGTGAAATAGTGCGACCGGGGGCATTGAGTTTTAATTCTTCTGACACGGCACGTGGCTTGGAATAGGCTGCACGTTTTTGTGCAATTCTGTTGCTGACACGGGGAATCACTGTGTCCAAGCGTTTGTTCAATGCAGTATAATCGTATCGGTTGGTTCTTACAGCATCTCTCACATACATCGATGTGTCAAGATCATCCACAACGTCGGGCTCGTTGAGCAAGGCTAGTTTTTTTGCTTGTGCACCCAGTGCATCTAGTTGTTGTTGTTTTTTTATAACAGCACCCAGCATGCTCAATTGAGCACGAAGTTCTGAATGACTTTGATCTGGCTGTGCCACTGGCGCCGGTTGTGATATTTGCTTTAATTGTTGTCCAGCACGTTGCGCTGTGTTTTTACGGAAGTCCTGTTCCCAGGCGGCAATTTCTGCGGCACGTTTTTGTTCTAGGTCTTGTCGGGCCTGCATCAACACTGCCAACGATGTATCCTTTAAGGTACCTTGTTCTTTTAATTCAGCGTCATCAGAACCCGAATTTTGTATGTGTATGGGCTTGACTTTGAAGCCACCTAGAGTTGTTTCTAATAGTTCTGTAAATCTCATTTCTTTTCACCAATTTGATTGGCAGCACCTGTGATCAACAAGTGTGGTTCGCCTTGTTTGCCCACATCAAGGGCAAGTTTATTAGCCTGGCGTCCTACTTCTCCGGGCTGTACATCTTTGGACAATGCCATTACAAAACGTCGGTCTTTGGCCTGCTTCTTTGTGGGTATGTACCCACTGGCATTCTCCTTGACTTGGCCTTGTTGCATTTGATATATTTTGCTTTGATTGGCAGCGCCGGCTTCACCACGGCGTGCTCTTAGATAGTTTTTGAGTTCTTGATTGAACTCTTCTTGTGCACCAGCACGACTTAGATTTCTTAGTCCATAAGCGGCACGAGCAACGTCTGCGGCTTGACCCACAGTCATTGGCTGTCCATTAGACTGTGGAGTTGCGCATCCCACAAGGCTGGCAGCCATGGCGGCAGCGGCTGCAATGTTGGCAACACGGCCTTCGTCTAGGTCACCCGAGTCAATGTTTTCATCAACTGGGGATTGTTCAAAGTAGTTGGGATATCGGCGATCAAAATGTCGCATAATAACACCAGCTGTGGCATTCGCTTCGTTTTCGTATTTGCTGCCAGTCTCGCCGGCGGTGTCAGGCATGGGCTCACGCTGGTCCTGCATGAAGTGCACCATCTCATGTGCCAGTGTGCGGAACACATCTAAAATATGACGATTTTTGATCTGTAAATGAATAGTTTCAGTGTCATTGACATACTGTCCAAATGTTTTTTGTTTCTTGGAATATGCGTCATCATCTTTGATATCAATTTTGGGTAGTTTCTTTAATCCAAGTTCACGAGCACAGTAACGGGCAAATTTATGTATTTCTTTGTGTATGTTGGAACCACGATTGTTGTCACCAACACTTTCACTGCTCATGTTACTGGCACGAGTCATCATCACGCCGTCGGTGTCAATGTCTTCGCCAACACCTTTAAATCCATACACAACTCTTGATGGCGGTGCTTTTTCTTTGAGACTTAGTTCACGATCATGTTCGGCATTGATTGCCAATTTTAATTTCTCTATCAAGCCATGTGTGCGCAGTAATTTAAACGCTAAATTTTCAGGTCCAAACTCGCCATTTGTAGCAAGGCCAGACGTTCGCATGTCTTTGATCTTTTGCCACAATGATTTCATTGTGGTGATATTACGGTCTTTGAGTGCAGACTCAACACGATTGCCAATATCTTGGTATTTGCTACGCACACTGATGTCATCAACATCTGCCTTGCGCGGCTTGGGAACTTGAAGCCATTTGTTGTTTAATACACTGTAGATACCTGAGCTGACGTGTTTGTCATCACTGGGTTGTACATATAACTCAACATCATAACCGCCAATGCGAATATTGTGTTCATCATTGTATTGGTATTTTTTAGCATTGAATAGTTCGCGGTAAACATCATCGTTTAACTCGGGAATGTCAACCACCAAGTGCAGGTCTATGTCACTGTTGGGTGTGTATGTATAGGCAGCATTACTACCACTGAGTGTAATGTCCTTGACCTCAACATCAGCAACGCCCAGAAACTCTTTAAAGTCCTCGGCAATCTCCAAGAGTTTTTCGCGAACTCGAGGCAATAAGTGTTCGTTTTTGCCCCAGAGTCGCGGATTCAACTGATCGTGAAATCGAACAGCGTCTGCCAAGTTAAATGTTTCCAGTTCATGAATATTCATAAACTGTATTTACCGAAGTTATTTGGCTTTAGCTTTTGTTCGTTTTTTAGAACTTGCTACCACTTCCGCCACCACTTCCGATGGCGCTTCTGTAACAGTTGGTACTACAGTTGGTGGCAACGTAGTAGGTGTGCCATCTGTTACTGCTGGTAGTGCACCAGTTTTTGCCATCTCAAGAGCATGTAAATCAGTGTACAACTTTTCCTGGGTTTGGAAGTCAAACACATAGGTACCAGTATGACGCAATAAAATACGCTTGTCAACCCAGACTTTGCCGCCTAGATCACGCCAGTTTTCACAGAATGTCCAGTCTTCGCTGTAGTAACGATTTTCACGTACCGCTGTGTCAAAGTAGGTTTTCATGTGTGGGTTCAATTCAACTGGCAATCCAATGTCATTGGCAAAAGGCTTTGTTGCTGGATGCGCAGTTAGTTTGTCAAATACATCACGTTTGATCAACATAAAACCTGTGCCAGTCTTACTGACTTCCTGTAATCCATTTTCGCCTTCTTCAGCGCCATCAAACCCATTAACGCACCATTTAACTGGCAGGGATTTCATTGGGTATAATCCACCAATGACATCTTTTTGTCGATCAAGTAATACTAACAGGTGCCAGGGCTCCCAACCAATGTCGGCGTCAACAAACATCAAGTGTGTACTGTCAGGATTGTTAAGGAATTTGGCCACTAACGTGTTTCGAGCACGACTAATAAGACTTTCGTTGGTCATTGTTTCCATGGTCCAATCAATGCCCAATTGTCGGCATGTATTGGCCCATTTAATATAACTCATGAATGTCTGTTCTGTGAGCATGCCACCATAACAGGGCATACAAATATGTACTCGAGTGGTTCTTAAGTAATCAATATTAACTTGGATTTGCTGTTCAGCCATTGGATTCCTTCTTTAAAAGTTGTGTGTAATATTTACAGTTTATAGATTATAGCAGAAAATTTTCTGGTTTACAATAGATATTCTGAATATATTCCACCATCCAGCGCCTTGCTGTCACTGCAATTTAGCCAAAGGTTGTTGCCGATTCATCAATGTAATCTTCGCCGATGTCAATTTCGCGACCACGAGCAATGGGCCTGCGACCTTGTTTTTGTTTGAAATCTTCAAGTCTAGCCAGTGCTTGAACTTTGCTCTGCATGGCTCCGGCCTTGTATAAATTGTATTCCATGCCACGATAGTTGCCAGACTTTAACATGCCAATGATTTCTGCAAACTGTCGAGCCAGGCTAGACTTCAGTGTGTCTTCAGTCCAGGTACCAAGCCCGCCGTTGGGACGAATCATTTCGCCTTGTTCAGGATCATTGACTAATGTAGCTTCGTCGACTTCTCCACTGGCACCTGCTGGCCCAGTGGGAGTCAATGCTATAGTTTTGGCCAACAATTGACCGTTGCCTTGATCTTCGTCAACCGGTGCATGTTGTCTAACAATGGCATTCATGGCCTTCTTGTTGAGATTTTTAGTTTCTGCTGGCGCTTCTTTGCTGTCAGTGCCCATGCCCTTGTCCATGAGTTTGACCGTAACGTCTGTAAGTCTTGGATTGTTCATTGAGGCAGGGTACATGATGTTTATCAACTGTGCTTTGGTGGCGTCATCATAGTTGGTCCATTTGGCACGTATTTCACTGCCCGATGTCATGCCATTGAATTCGTGCACAGGTAAGTATTTTAAGTACCCGTGTTGATTCATTGGGGCAAGCCCGTTGCGCTTGTAGTACTGTAACCAATCACTGACGGGTTGTCCTTTTCTAGCACCACGAGTAACTAATGGCAAACTACCATTCTCATCTCGCTCTGCTGGAAACGGTCCTTCGGGATCTGGTCCATTCTTAGCATTCTTCAAACTCTTGACAAACACAAGTTGCGTATCATTGTCGGGGTAGTGACTGGTAATTTCGTCGGGCTTAAACGGACTTTTGACTTGTATGAATCTATGCGGCGGCACACCAGCTAACTGCGCCAACTTTTTCTTGATAGCAAAAGGAAATGGGCGTTCACTGCGATCATCAGTGGCTGCAATATAAACATCAGCTGAAGGAAATGCTTCTACAGCCTTGTCGTACAAGGCCTTGTGGCCTGCATGGAATGGGTGAAAACCACCGGGGATAATTACTAGTTTTTTCATGATACATTATTTATTATAATAGTATATCTAGCAACCAAACATATATTGGGCAGGTGTAGCTGAATGTGACCGTACCATTACATCCCATTGCCCCTGAAAATATATCATTGAATTTTTCTTGAGCGCCATTGAAATCATGTCGATACACAGCGTTCTTCCAGACCCAAAGATCGCAATTGATATTTTCAAATTTAATCTCAGAAATCTGTAGCATTGGGTTCTTGATTAAGTTGCCCTGATCATCAACTTTGGTGTCTCCGGGTAACTTACCGGTCATTGTAAATTGTATTTTGTGTTCCTGTTTGTCGTCTTGTAATTCAAAACTCAGATCTTGAGTCGTTGATACTAGTTCATTAAATACGGTTTGTCCATCAATAAAAATATTCAAATTCAATGGACAATCGGATTCAGTGGCAGATACCCTACAAGAAAATGTATAAGGATTCATTTAAAATTTTTAATAATTTGCAGTTACAGTAATGTTGCCAGACCAGAATTCACTGACAAACACACGCAACCAGGTAAAATTGCCGGTTATTGTTATGGGGTGACGATCAGTTAAAGGATATGTAGTTGACGGGTCACCAAACTCGGCAAGATCAAACCATTCAGCAACATTCCCGTCGCTTTCAAGTGTGCCTTGCAGTGTTACTAATCCCACAAAATTATTAACTCCAAAGGTAACGGTTTGTATGCTGCCTTGCCCACGATAATAATTTGCTGCCTTGCCGGGATCACCGTGCCAATCCTGACTACTGCCATCGTAGTTGCCCGATGCTTGTCCATAGATTGTGGTGGGTAGCAAAGTTACCGTAGTGATACTCATTATGCTCGTTCTGCTTCTACAATAACGCCAGCACCCAGCAGTTCTTCTGCCACTGATTGCAATGCGGTTACAACATCAGAGTCAGCAAGAACGCCAACTGTGTCGCTGTCTTTGATCAATTTTGATAGTTTGATCACAACTATTTCTTCGTGTATTTTAGCCATAGTTTATTATTTAGTACGTTGACGTATGGGCACAGTCTTGGATACAAAGCCCGGAACCACCAAACTTATCATAGTTTCCCATTTACGATCGTTGTGATCAATAAACGGGGTGGCGGTGAGATTTCGGCCGCGAATCCATGCGTGACCGATTGATGGGAAACTTGGACTTTGAGGTTTCACATATTTTAAATAAACATCTAACCCAGGACTAGAGCGTATTTGCCCGTGACTGTTGTCAATCATAGATTTAACAGCAATTCGTTGTTCAGTGGTTAGGTTAATACTGCGTAGTTGTGTTCTATAAACATGCACAGGATTTTTAAGTAGCACAACATCTCTCTCATTTATTGCCAATGCCTGCGTCACTCGGATATTTTTAGGCTCACTGCGATGTTCAATTGATTCAATAAGGTCAACATCATTGGTATACACTCGGAGGGTATTGCTTTCAACGTACAATTTGAATGCATGTTTGTTGGTCAACAAGAAGTCACACATGGCATATAAGTCATTGATGTCTTCGGGAGTAACTGGTCTTTTGTTGGCCCAGCGTGAAGATGTGATCCACTCAATGCGTGAAGCAAGGTCCCGATGACTTAGGCCACGCAAACTCCCCGCTTCGTGCATGTTAAATGTACAGCAGTATTCCCAGGTATCAAAATACAGTCTGTCTCGTATTACTTGAATGGGTTGGTTAATCAATTTGAATGTATCCTTGATCATTTACGCCTGCATGAAGTATGCCAGTATCGTTGTGTTTGATGTCAAATGTTATTGCATCGTTGTCTACACTTACTACAATTTTAACATCTGACAGATTCTCAAACAACAATTTCTTACTCAGCGGCACTTTAACTAACTCATCAATTTTACGTGCCAATGGTCGTGCCCCCATTTTGTTATCGTACCCTTTTTCAGCGAGATAGTCAATTGCTTCTTCACTAAATGATAGTTTTATATTTCGATCTGCAACACTGGTCTTGAGTTCGTCAAGAAATTTAACAACAATTTTCTTAATTGCCAGAGTGTCAAGTTTAATAAACTTACAAATTTTGTCAATGCGATTGCGCAATTCTGGTTTAAAGAAATCCTTGACTGCTTTATCTTCACTGCCAGTTTTTTCCAACAACGTGCCAAAACCAATGTTGTTGTTTTCATTGTCTTGTGCTCCCAGGTTACTGGTTAGGATAATAATAGAGTTTTTAATGTCAACTACTTTGCCGTTGCTGCCGGTAACACGAGCTTCATCTAGCATCTGCAAGAGAATGTTGCTGATATCTGGATGCGCTTTTTCAATCTCATCAAACAAAATAACACTGAACGGATTCTTACTTAGGTCACTGATTAGTCTACCGCCGCCCACGTTACCATCTTCAAATCCAACGTATCCGGGAGGAGCTCCAATTAAACTGCTTAACGTATGCTTCTCTTGATACTCACTCATGTCATATTTTAGCAACTTCATATCCAGATTGCTGGCCAGTAGTCTAGCAAGTTCTGTTTTACCAGTGCCAGTTGGACCAAGAAATAAGAAACTTGCCATAGGTCGTGTTTTTGCACCAATACCAGAGAAGTTGATATAAATTCGCTCCAACACCGCATCTACAGCATCACTTTGACCGTAGAGCTTTTGTTTGATGTTTAATTCAAGATTCTGAATTTTATCATTGGTTTGATTATCCAGTCGTTCAACTGGAACACCGGTCATTTTTGATACTTGTTCTAAAATCATAGTACGATTGATGGTAACATTGCCTAAATCTTTAACACGTTCACGTGCACAGGCTGCATCTAACACATCAATACTCTTGTCGGGATTTTTACGATCATGAATGAATCTATTGGCCAGGTCTACTGCAATGGTGATTGATTCTGTGTCGATCATAACATTGTGGAACTGTTCGAGACGAGGACTAATGCCAATAAGAATTTGTTCTGTGATTTCTGTGTTGGGTTCATCGATGCCCAGTCGATAGAATCTACGCATTAATGCACGATCTTTTTCAAAAGATTCGTAGAACTCTTCCCAAGTGGTACTAGCAATGACTTTGATATTACCACGTGTGATTGCTGGTTTGAGCATGTTGGCAAGATCAAGACTGCTGTTGCTACTAGATCCAGCACCCTTCATGGTATGCGCTTCGTCTACAAACAAAATACAATTCTTTTTAGCTTCCAATGCTGATATAATTTGTTGAAGTTTTTCTTCAAACTCACCACGGTACTTGCTGCCGGCTAGCAAATTGCCAACCTCTAGACTCCATACTTCGTGTCCTTTAAGGAATTCTGGCACACGGTTTGCGTGAATTTCCTGTGCCAACCCTTCAACAATACAGGTCTTACCAACACCAGGGTCACCAACCATAAGCACGTTGGCTTTGAAACGCCGGGCCAGCACTGTGATCATTTCATGTAGTTCAGTGGCTCGACCAATCAACGGTTCTAGTTTATTCTTATTAGCTAAACTTGTAAGACTAGTGCAATGTTCTTTG